ACACCTACTGGCGCAATCGTCTTCGTGCTAACGATTTCGGGGGAGTGCAAGACATCCCACTGGATAAGGAAGCCTTTAAGGCCGCATTTGGGGAATGGAATACCCAAAACCCCTTAAAAGCAGGCGGGTCCCCCACAGACCCGTTAGCAGGTGGTGCTGGGAGCACGCAAAATTACGGCACTTACGGGTACTACACCATTGATCCAGTGACCGGAGCGCCCAGCTTCGTACAAGGTAACGCCAGTACCGTGGGCGGTGTCGTATCGCCAAAGAACATCCAGTTAGGCGGCGCATACATGTTCGCCGACGGTGGCCCCGTAAAAAAAACTGAAGGGGTAGTTGAGGAATCAGCTACCCCAGAAACCGAAAGCCGCAACATGTTGCAAAGGCTCACAGGTATAGGGGAAGCTGGTCTGACAGCAGGAACTGCAATAGCAAGTTCCATCCCCGCTGGCCTGAAGGGCATTTACGATTTCGCCGCCACTCCCGGTTCCTTTAACGAGCGGTTAGCCAAAGCAGTAAACACCATCGAAGGCCAGACCATGGCAACCACCTACCTGCCACGGACCGAGGCCGGTCAGGAATACGTCCAGAACCTTGCAATGCTTGGTGCCCCATCTGAATATGTTGGCGCTGAGACTCTTAAAAGAACCGGCAGTCCAGTCATGGCAACGGCGGCAGAGATGGTCTATGACCCGTTGAACCTTGTTCCGGGGATGAAGACCCTTGGCGCAGTAGCCCCGCTTGTTGGAAAGACCGTTAAATCTGTCGTTGCCGATGTCCCACGCACCAGTGCCAAAATGCTAAGTGCACTGCCCTCATCCAACAGGCCTTTCTACAGTGAGATGGACATGCGCATTGCTAACATGGGTCCTCAACCACGGACCAAGGATCAAGCGCGTGCTGAGTTATCAAAGAACGCTAGAGCGAATGAGGTAGCCCGGTTAGACAACGCCCTTGCTATGATCGACGGCGACAAGGTCACCTCCGCAGAACTCCTTAACGCTTTAAGCGAGCGCCAAAGCCCCGGCTCGTATCAGGTAAACATTAACCCATATTTGGGTCACTGGGAAGGCGACAACATTCCATGGGCCACGATGGACAACCCATTCATTGGTGTGATGGTTGATGATACTGGTGGAACTATTACGTTAAACAGTTCTGAGGGTTTAAACCCCTTCTATAGAGGACAGCACGATTTTTCAGAGGATGAGATTGCGTTTGCACGGTATACCCCGATTAGTCCGTATAAATTTGAGGGAGGAGAAACTAGGGGAAGTTGGAAACAAGAGAACGATAATCCCGGCATTTATGTGCATGAGTTGCAATCTGATCTGATGGATGATCTTAGGAAATCGGGGGTGAAGAAAGAGTTTTTTACGGAAGAAGACAGGCGCATTTTTCAAGACTATGAAAAGAAACTTAGTGAAGTTAATACCAATATAGAGCAAGCTGATCGCGATATAGACATAACGCGAAATGAAATTTCTATCCTTCAATCAGGCCTAAAGGATGTTCTAAATAATAATGTTGAAAAGTTAGTTAACGACCCAGATTCATTTTTAAAACCAGAATATTTTGTTGGAGGCGAAGAAGCTCTATTTTATTACAAAAATACTCTAAGAAAAATAAAGCCGTTTTATGATCTTGACCCACGGGAAAAATTGAACAACATGCGACGTCAATCAATTATTTATGATCTTGATGATGCCTCTGTGACTCTTGAGGGAGGAGAAAAGATTGTTCGTGACATTGAAGAGACCATTACAGCTCTTGAGAACATGAAGATTGATTATGATGATTATTTTCGTGACAAGACGGATGTTGATCTGTACAACAATGACCTAGACGTTGCAATTGAGGACTTAAAATGGGCAATATATCCAATAGAGTTTTTAAAGGAGATGAACAGACCTATCTCAAAAAGTGATGTAGGTAGGGTGAGTGATCGTTATGAAAAGGGCTTAAAGAATGCTAATGCTGTTTTATCACAAGATTTGTATAACATTTTTAGAAAACACCATTCTCCAGATGTAACTATTAACCCGTTTAATTCCTATCTTGAGGCAGAAGAAAAAATTGTTAAAATCAAATCGCGTCTACATGACATGAGGCTAAAGAGGGCTAACTTAACCGACGAAATGCAAAACATAAGAAGAGAAAAAGATAACTTAAGTGGTGGTAGCTACTACGAAGCGTTCCCCGGCATGGCAGAAAACTCCAAGGCCAGCCAGCAGTTAATGATGAAGATGGCTGTTAATGCCGCTCAACAGATGGACAAGAAGTTTGTAGCGTTCCCCGGTGCTGAATCAGCACAGGCGCAGTTGTACGTCAACAACATCCCAAGAAACGGCAAGGACGTTGTAAAAGACCTTGGTCCGGGGTACGAGTTAAAGAAGGTCACGCTCAAAGGCAAGGAAGGTTATTTTGACACATGGGCAATAGCGTGGGACGAAGAGGCGAAGAAAAACACCATGACAAAAGGTATTCGGTTTGCAGAGGGTGGTCCTGTTTCAAAGGTCGATCAGATGATGGAAGAGGAGATGGTCCGTCCAACACTTCCTAAAGACAATCTAAGGCAGACAGAAAGTCGAGGTATGTTGTCGCGTCTTACTCAAAGTCCTCTAAGGTGGCAATTGCAAAATGCCGATATTGCTGAAACCGCTAAAAACTACAAACCGTCATTGGTTGATGACCCTCTGTTGTCGCCAGAAGCTCAACGTCAACTTATGGTAGAGCAACAAGGTTCAGCCATAGAGCCAGTCGATCCGACACTGTCCGATAGTCTCTATAACTTTTTGTATGATGTTTTCTCCCGCGATGGCAATAAATCAGCCGCTATGCGCAGAGCCAGAATGGGACAGAGAGTAATGGAATGGACGCCGGCTGAAGGAGTAGCGGACTACCAACGAGCGAAACAAAAGTATGCGGAAGGAGATTTTGCAGGCGGCAACGTAGACATGGCGTTGGCGATGAGCACACTTATTCCCGGCAACGAAAGACCCATTGTTGAAGCGGCATCTGACACAACAAAATTCCTAAAAAATAAATTGGACAATGTAGTCAACAAGATAGATAACGTGGGTGACGAGGCAGTCACAGCCCCACTTCCAGAAACTGAATCTGGAAAGATGTTAGATGAACTTGATTTGATTGGCGTGAGTCCTCTTTTATCTGAAACAGAAGCAAGGAACATAAACAAGAGCGTAGGTCGTAACAAAGATAAACAAGAACGTGCTCAACAAACAGCGATAGAATTTAAACAAAAATATAGTCCCACGGATGGCTGGGCACCTACCGAGATTAATTCAATTAAGGTTAAAAAATCAGGCATGGAGGTCAAGCCCAAAAAGATTCCCTATGGCTTCCACATACCGCCTGTTGACATGGATGAAATAGCATGGGCGGCCTCCATTTCTGATGGCATAGTCAGCGAAGTTAATAAAATTATAGATAGAGCGCAAGCAGGCGATCAGGCCGCGATTGCTATTATATCTCAGGCTAACTGGTATCGTGCGATGCGGGATAGGTTACGTTCTGAGTTTGGTTCAATGGGTGATGTGTTTGCTGACGTGTTAGGTGCAACTAGCGCACAGACTAACGTAGAGCAGAACTTTAACAATGCCATTGAGATCATGCGTAAGTACAGCCGTGGTGATTATGACAACGAGCTAGAGGCATTGACTCGTCGCATCGAGTCAGGCGAGTCTATTGACCCAAAACTACTGACCCAACTGCATAAAAGCGGAGAGTTCCCGCTGATCACAAAAGACTCTGGCGCGTTATTCAATTCAAACAGTCCTGCCGCCATGGGCGCATTGTTGAACATGTTCAGAACAATCAAAGCAGGTAGGGCACCCAAGACGCCAAACTTCACAGGGAACCTGATCGGATTGACCGACGAGGCAACCATTGATGTATGGGCGGCAAGAATGCTACGCAGGTTATCAGGCCGAGATCGTATACCACCTGCCGCAGAATCCGCAGTTGCCGGTAGTCACTTGGTAGATTCTACCTTAATGGAACCGAAGGTTGGCTCCGAGTTTGGCTTTGGTCAAAAAGTATTCAGAGACGCCGCTACTAAGATCAATAACGAGGGAAGACTACAAGAGGCATTTCCTGAAGTAGGCAACGTCGGTCCTGATGACTTGCAGGCCGTTGCATGGTTCATTGAGAAGGAGAACTGGGCCAAGAACGGCTGGACAACTAAGGCAGGCGAAGGTGGCTCATTAGACTACGAGATGTCCCTTGCAGGAGCACCGGATCAAGCTCGTGTGTCTGAGTTAAGGCGCGGCATAAACAAAGGATTTAAGGCACCCGCTAGACGAAAGACTGAAAGCGATGCGGATTATGAGGCTAGGGTTCAAGTAGCTAGGGATGAGTTTAATCTTGCACGAGAAACCATGCAGGCAGAACTGTCCATGATGGAAGCGCCGCTACAACGCTATCAAATAGGTATTTCAGGAGAAAGGCCAAACAAGCCAATGAGTAATTATGCTCAAGCAGAACTTGCCGCCGAGCTAGACGACGCGGTCAGGAACGATCCTACTGTGAGGGTGTACGGTATTACTAACGCTTACGGTTCTTTTGAAGGAAAAATTGAGAGGTCTTTGAACGCAGAATTTATAGTAGATCAGAACTTTGATCCGCAGGCTCTTCGTAGGCGCATGTTAGAACAAGCCAAGGCATACGATCAGGACGCGGTCTTCTTATCTAAAATTGTGCCTCCCGGTACTGAAAATGCGAGGCCCGGAGTAGAAATTTACTATAAAGAAGGGGTCACTCGTGAGCAGTTAGATAAGACCGCTAAAAAACTTAGAGAGTCTGGAATTGATGGATTTACTTATGCAACGGATATGCGATTTAACGAACGAGTTAATCGACAGACCAGAAGTGGCGACCCAGAAACTGCCACTTTGAAAGGACTTAGATTCCAATATGTCCCCGAGTTTGATGATACCTTTGATGCCGCTAAATCTGCTGAAAAATATAGAGAAATGGCTGACTTGTACAACGAAATTCTTAGAGATATAATATCTGAAGGTAATGTGTCTGACGCTAGACTTGTTTATTACGATACCGAAGTTGTTTTCAGAGACCAATACGATGACTTACTTAGAGAAAGAACTAGAAAGAGTGATACAGAAACAGGGCAAGGACTCTCCGCTGGTTCCGTTTCTGCGGAAGCAGATAGCGGCAGAAAAGGCACAGGGCAAGAGCTTCCAGAGCCTGTACCTGACCGGAGCGGTAAAGGCTCGAAAATAATAGTAAGAGATAATCGGGGTAAGATTATCTATGAAACTTACGGAAGTAACCTTGCGGATGCTAAACAAAAGCTAGGTATTACTGAAGATCAAGTCACTGCATACCGTAGCGCAAACAAAGGCACTAAGCAGAAGCCTTTACCTGAAGTTCAAGACGCCGCAAAAAAACTTCAAAACGGTGAGATAACCACGGAAGAATATCTCAAGGTAGTTGAAGACAAGATGCCTATTATTCCTATAGGCAAAGTCCCCAATAGACCTTCGGTCGAAGAAATAGCCATGTCGCTAAAGAAGAATGACATGACCTCTGCTGGCATAGTTGGAGTAAATATAGATATTCCAGACGGCACAATGATTTCCTCTCGACTAGACATCCCCGCGTATGAAGGTTATGACACTTGGGTCGTGACACTTCATGATGGCACCGTTAAGAATGGTAACGCAATCGGATATGGTCAGACCGCCGTCTTAGATAATGTGACATTTACTCTCAATGGTACGGCGAATGGGCCATTAAAAATGGCAACCGGAGAGGCCAACAAAGGAACTGTTGCTCGTATTAACGGCGCATGGAAAAACATGGACCCAGCAGAAGTTGAGCAGATGGCTAAGAGCATACTAGACGGCACCGCGCCGGATGCAGATGAGTGGGTAGAGGTCGGCATGAATCCGTTTAGGCACAGCTATTTCTATCGTAAATCAGACGGCATGCCAGTGGCGGACGCAGAACAAGTTATTCAAGTAGGTCCGTTAGTATTAGCCAAGAAAGCAAAGACACGACCCATTGAAAGTCCAGAACACCTGATCGATCCGGGTCCTCCCCCTAGATACTTCAAGCGTGGCGGTAATGTAGAACGTGTGTATAATGACCGCAGATATATTTAGAGGGCACCGCCATGCCAGTCGATAAAGTCGTCAATCTTGCACCCGCTACGGATATCCTCATGATTGATGAGGATATGCCGGATATTGAGATTGTGCTGGAAGAGGACGGCGGGGCGACGGTCGAAGTTCCCGAAGAAAACGACGTAGATTTCTACAGCAACCTTGCCGAAGTCCTCGATCCGCAGGACATGTCCCGTATTTCTAACGACCTGATGGCCTTGTTTGACGCCGATAAGGCGTCTCGTGGCGATTGGGAGCAGATGTACGCCAAAGGGCTGGAGTTGCTGGGCCTCAAGATTGAGGAAAGGACCCGCCCGTTCCGTGGTGCCGCTGGTGCGGTTCACCCCATGCTTACTGAGGCCATTGTCCAGTTCCAAGCGCAGGCGTTTAAGGAACTGATGCCTGCCGGTGGTCCTGTCAGAACCCAAACCTTGGGCAAAGAAACCCTTGATAAGGTCCAGCAAGCCGCCCGTGTACAGGATTTCATGAATTACCAGATCACGACGGTGATGAAAGAGTATACGCCGGAGTTTGATCAGTTACTTTTCTACACAGGATACGGCGGTTCGACCTTCAAAAAGGTCTATTACGACGAGCAACTGGGCCGCATGGTCTCCCGGCTGGTCCTGCCGGACGATTTGTACATCCCCTACAACGGTTCGAGCGTCATTTCTGAGTGTCCGCGCATTACTCACCGCATTTCTATGGACGAAAATGAGTTCAGAAAGCGCGTTGTGGCGGGTGAATACCTCGATGTGGTCATCGATCCCGAGAATGACCCGACAAATGGCGACAGAATTCGCTATTCAATTGACCGAATCACTGGTCTGGAGCCTTCCGGGGAGCCAGAAGAGATATTTTTGCTGGAATTTCAGGTTGATCTGGACATTCCGGGCTTTGAAGACGTGGATGACAAGGGCGAACCGACCGGAATTAAGTTGCCTTACGTCGTTACCTTGGACGAAAACAGCGGTCAGATCGTCGGAGTGCGCCGAAACTGGCTGGAAGACGACGAATACAAGTGCAGAAGAGAGTATTTTGTCCATTATGTGCTGGTAGAAGGTCCCGGAGCCTATGGTTTAGGCTTTGTTCACTTGATTGGGGGCCTTTCCAAGACCGCAACGATGGCCTTGCGTCAGTTATTGGACGCTGGAACCCTATCTAACCTCCCCGCAGGCTTTAAGGCCAAGGGTGCGCGTATTGCGGACGACGATAACCCGATCCAACCCGGCGAATGGCGCGATATTGACGCTGGTGGGGCCGAATTGGCGGGTTCGTTATTGCCCCTGCCCTACAAAGAGCCGTCTCAGACCCTGTTTACCCTGCTGGGGTTCACTGTAGAGGCCGGAAGACGCCTTGCCAGCATTGCAGACATGCAAGTTGGGGATGGAAACCAGCAGGCGGCGGTAGGAACTACGATTGCGCTGTTGGAACGCGGCTCTATGGTGATGTCTGCCATCCACAAGCGCCTGTATTACGCTCAGACGCAAGAATTTGAGATGCTGGCGGAAGGATTTGGGCTTTTCTTGCCCGATGAGTATCCATACGACGTACCGGGTGCCTCCAGATCAGTCAAAAAGAAAGATTTTGACAACATGGTAGCAATTCTGCCGATGGCAGACCCGAATATCTTCTCTGCCGCCCAGCGGATCACATTGGCGCAGACCCAGCTTCAGTTGGCGCAGAGCGCGCCTCAGATGCATAACATGTATGAGGCCTATTACAGGGTTTATCAAGCCCTGAATGTGCGCGATATTGACGGTATTTTGAAGGTACAGACCAACCAGATGCCGGTCGATCCAGCCACTGAAAACATCAATGTTATTGACGGTATGGCCCTAAAAGCCTTTGCCGGTCAGCAACACGATGCGCACATTGCCGCGCACCTGATTATGGGACTGTCGCCCATGCTACAAGCTAACCCCATGGCGGCAATAGAACTGCAAAAGCACACCCTCCAGCACGTTAAGCTAAAAGCTGAAGAAGATGCCGAGGCCGAGTTGTTCCAACAGTACGGCACCGACCCAGACAAGATGATCTCAGACCTTGAAAGAGAGGCGCTGATTGCCTTGAAAGTCACGCAATATTTGCAGGAAATGAAGGCTATGCAGACCCAACTAGCTGGTGCGCCGCAGGCTGATCCGATTGTCCAGTTGAAGGAACAGGAACTCCAGCAACGTGCCGCTAAAGATCAGGCTGATGCCCAGATTAAACAGCAACAGATTGCTAACGAGCAGATGCGGATTCAACAGAACGCGCAATCAGATGAAGCACGCATTCAGTCGCAGGAAAAGATTGCTGATCAGCGCGCTGACGTAGCAAGAGAAAGAATATACGCTCCCAAAGGATAAATAACATGCCGTTAGCTAAGGGAAAATCAAAGAAAACAATTAGTAAAAATATCGGCGAAGTGATGTCGTCTTACAAAAAAACAGGTAAGATTGGCACCAGCAAGCCAAGCAGTGCTAAAAAAGCACAAAAGCAGGCAATAGCGATTGCGTTAAGTACAGCCAAAAAATCGCCGACTAAAAAATCAGTTGGCGGCTCTGTACTAAGAAAAGACGCAAAGCGTAGAACCAAATTGTATTAAAGCCAACCAGACGAGGCTAAATCGTCTGCATTACATGGGTATACCATGCTGGAATTTGCTGAAAGCGTTCTGAAAGAGATTAGAAAGCTAGAACAGGACACTGAGACAATGGTTCTCAGCGGCGTTTCTGACATGGAACGCTACAAGTACCTCATGGGTCGTCTGGAAGGGCTAAGACTTGTCGAAGAAATTGTGAAAACACAGCTTGATCGGCGAGAAGAACTTTAAACCAGAGGACCATTGCACATGGCAGAAGCTAAATTGACCCCGCTTGAGCAAAAGTGGGAGCAAGACAAAAAAGACAAGAAACCGTCTCTTGATGATGCTTATACCGATGATGGAAAAGTGTCACAAGAAGGGCTATCCGATTCCGTATTAAACCTGATTCCTTCCCCTACCGGCTGGCGTATTGCCATTTTGCCTTATCGTGGTGCTAAGACCACTAAAGGTGGCATCATGTTGTCCGACGAGACCCAGAAGAGAACACAACTGGCGACTAATGTAGGTTATGTACTCAAAATGGGTGATCTAGCGTATGCGGATGAGTCTAAGTTCCCTACCGGCCCGTGGTGCAAGGAAGGTGATTGGATAATCTTTGGTAGGTATGCCGGTTCTCGCATCCAGATTGATGGTGGGGAGATCAGGCTACTGAACGACGATGAAATTCTTGGGGTAGTTAGCGACCCAGAAAATATTCTGCACATGTGAGGTGAAGAAAATGGCTACAGAAAACGAAGAGTTAGAATTTAACCTTGGAGACGACGAGGAAGAAGCCACCGTTGAGATGAACGAAGACGGTAGCAACGCTAAACTTTCGGCGCAGGAAGAGGCTCCAATTGTAGAGCAGGTAGGAGCGGAAGAGCGCACGTCAGAGGAACTGGACGAGTATTCGGTCAAGGTAAAAAAGCGCATTGACAAGATGACGGCAAGACTTCGTGAGGCCCAGCGCCGCGAAGAAGCCGCATTGGAATATGCAAAAAAAGTACAGAACGAGAACCATAGCCTGCAAGAACAGAGCCGCAGGGCGAGTACAGAAAAGCTGACTGAGGCGCAAAATAGGACCGAAACCCAGATAATGGCGTTAAAACAAGTCATTAGGAAAGCGCGGGAAGAGGGTGATATTGACACAGAAACCGAGGCACAACAAAGACTTACGTCAATTGTCTACGAGCAACAGCGTCTAGGGGAACAAATTAACGTCCAGCGGAGTCAACCGCAACCAGTGCGTCAGCCTGACCCAGAACCCCTCCAAAGACAGCCACGCCAGCCGGACGTGAAGGCCGAAGAATGGGCCGAAAACAACCCGTGGTTTGGCAAAAACACCGTTATGACCCATACTGTATATGGTATACATAACGAACTGGTCCGTAACGAGGGATTTGACCCAACGTCGGACGAGTATTATGATGAGATTGATAGGCGCATGCGCCAAATGTTTCCGCAGGAATATGAGCCTGCGCAAAAGAACAACAGGTCGTCCCGTCCCGTGCAAACGGTGGCACCTGCAACCCGTTCATCGGGAGTAAACAACGCACGCCGCACTGTAAAGCTGACCCCAAGTCAGGTTGCGATAGCCAAAAAACTTGGAGTTTCGCTTGAAGACTATGCCAGACATGTGAAGGACTAACACCATGAGTGATGACGTTATAAATAAAGTACCATCTTTAAAACGCACAAGCCGCGACACTGAAACCCGCGAAGCGACTGCGCAACGTAAACCATGGGCACCTCCTTCTAGGCTTGATGCTCCTCCTGCTCCTCCGGGGTATAAACACCGTTGGATCAGAACGCAAACAGCCGGTGCTGAAGATAAGATGAACGTGACTGCGAAGTTACGAGAAGGATATGAATTGGTGAGAGCCGACGAGTATCCTGACTTTCACGTTGGTCATATTGAAGACGGGCAGTTAGCAGGAGTGATTAGTTCAGGTGGGATGGTGCTTGCACGCATCCCCGAAGAAACAGCCGAAGAACGTCGAGCATATTATTCTAGCCGAACCCAAGATCAAATATCTGCGGCTGATAACGATTTGATGAAATCGAACGCTCACTCTAGTATGAAAATTACTAGGCCAGAGAGAAACAGCCGTGTATCACTCGGTGGCCCCCGTGGGGAAACCGATTAACCTTTTGGATAAAGGACATTTATCATGGCAAATGTAGACAAAGCGTTTGGCCTGCGTCCGCTTGGCAATCTCTCCGCTTCTGGTTCACAGAAACAGTACGGCTACGAAATTGCTGACAATCAGGCCGGTGCTATCTACCAAGGTGACCTTGTCACTCTGAAAGATGGCTATATTCTCCAGTTCAACCCCGCTAGTCACACAGCGGCGGTTGGCGTGTTCAATGGTTGCAACTACATTGATCCGACATCTGGTAAACCCACTTGGAAGAACTACTATCCGGGTTCTGTCAACATCACTCAGGGCAAGATTGTCGCTGACGTGCTGGACGATCCGAATCAGTTGTTCATCATCCAGAATGATGGCACTTCTGCTGTTACCGACTACGGTAAGAATGCCGACATCGTTGTTGGAACTGGTAGCACAACTACTGGTGTTTCCGCCAACGAACTGGATACTTCCTCCATCGCAACTACTGCGGCACTGAACCTGAAGATCGTAGGTCTTTGGGACGTTCCCAACAATGCTGTTGGCGCGAATGCTGTTGTGGTTGTTAAAATCAATGAACACCTGTACGGCAGTGCAGGCGTAGCCGGACAGTAAGGAGTATAAGACATGGCTATTTCACGCGCACAACTGGTGAAAGAACTTGAGCCGGGTCTGAACGCCTTGTTCGGTCTCGAGTATAGTTCTTATGATAATGAGCATGCTGAAATCTACGAAACCGAGTCATCTGACCGGGCATTCGAGGAAGAGGTCATGCTGTCTGGCTTTGGTGAAGCCCCTGTGAAATCTGAAGGCTCTGGCGTTGCATACGATCAGGCGCAGGAAGTTTACACAGCGCGTTACACTCACGAAACTATCGCACTGGCCTTCTCTTTGACTGAAGAAGCCATTGAAGACAACCTGTACGATAGTCTTGCGAAGCGTTACACCAAGGCACTGGCACGTTCTATGGCGACGACTAAGCAGATCAAAGCCGCCGCTATTTTGAACAATGCCTTCACAACCTCAATAGGTGGCGACGGCAAGCCTCTTTGCGCCACAGATCACCCGACCCTGAGCGGTCCCGATCTGGCAAACGAGCTTGCTACTGCGGCTGACCTTTCAGAGACTTCTCTTGAGCAGGCTCTGATTGACATCGCTTCGTTCACTGACGAGCGTGGTCTGAAGATTGCGGTACAGGGCACCAAACTGGTAATCCCCAAGGAACTCCAGTTCACTGCTGACCGTATCCTGAAGTCCACACTCCGTGTTGGTACTGCTGACAACGATATCAACGCTGTCCGCAACATGGGAATGGTGCCGCAGGGCTATGCAGTCAATCACTACCTGACTGACCCTGATGCATTCTTCATCATGACTGACGCGCCGAATGGCATGAAGATGTTCCAGCGTGTATCCATGAAGACCGGCTTTGAAGGCGACTTCGAGACCGGCAACGTGCGGTACAAGGCCCGTGAACGCTACAGCTTCGGCTTCAGTGATCCTCGCGGTATCTTCGGTTCTCCGGGTACTCCGTAAGGCACCACGGTATGGGAAAAGGGGCACTTGTTGCCCCTTTTCTTTTGCTATACTATTTACTAATCCCTGACAGGTGCAATCCCGCGCCTGACACTAGCCACGACAGGAGATAACACATGGCTACTACTACGTTCTCAGGTCCCCTCAAGGCCGGAAACATCAAAGACACTACTGGTTCAACTGTTGGTACTAATGTTGCCAATGTTGGTTACGTCCTCATGGCTCAGTCTGCCGTCATCGACATTGCTGGTGCAACTAGCGCAAATCAGGTTGTTGCCACTATCCCGGCGAACTCTCAGATTGTTGACGCAATTCTGAACGTGACCACCGCTAATAACGACGGCACCGCCTCCACTGTGGTTGTTGGTACTTCTGCCGACCCCGATGCGTTCATTCCGTCTACTAGCGTGCAGTCTGCTGGTACTACCCGTGGAACACTGGATACCGAAGCTACTGACGTTGGCACTACCGACCTTCAGGTTTTGGCTGATTTTGCTGCCACTGATGGCGACGGTACCGCTGGTGTTGCGACTGTAACTATTCTGTACATCCAGAATAACAACCTCTCCTAATGGGTGGATGATATGCCAAGTTCTGATGTTTCCAGTAAGCGAGTTACGGGAACGGGTTCTCTGGCTGTTGGCCCTGCGCGTGTAAGACAGGTACAGGTTCTTACTGGCGCTGGTGCTGGCAGGCTTACTATTACTGATGGTAATGGTGGAGCGACCCTACTGGACATAGACTTTCTGGCTTCTGACTCCCACTCTGTCAATATTCCTGACAATGGGGTTCGGTTTGCTACAGATGTCTACATAACTGCGCTTACCAATATAACTGCTATGACGGTGTTTTATAGCTAGGAGA